TTTCTTTTTATTCAGATCTGTTCTTTTAAAGGCCTTCTGGATAAATCTCATATTTAAATTTTTGAAACAATGTCACTCGAGGAAGCAACCTTCGATTCTCATAACCGAGATACATTTGTAAACACTCATTATCTGTAAAAAATGATGCCAATATATCTTGATAACTCGGTTCTAATACACCAGTTCGCAACAAAACAGGTTCCAATTTCAATTGATCATCATAATTCTTTCGCAAAAACTCAATATACTTCATAATATCAGTGCGGCACTCATCATTAAAGAAACTCTCCAAACGCAAAGCATGAGCTCGCAAGAGAGCCATTTTGACACTCAACTGTGTCTTTCCACCATAACAAAGTGCGCACATAATTTTCTGAGTCTCCGGATAAGGAACCCAACAACGATTAAATCTCTTAAAATTTTGACAAAGAAAGTCACATTGGTCAAATGGTCTTGGTCGATAGCTTTCAGGAACATCAGGATCAGCATGTGCCTTAATCCCAATCTTAAGCCAAGCAGCTTTCACAGTGGTCGCATTGAACCACCCAACAACAGCATCACTCACAGACCATAAATTATCATCCCCATTCAAAGCGGCCTCAACATTAGCCTCAAAGTATGATTGCTTTCGCATATCCTCAACTGGACCCAAATAATCAGCAACCAACATTTCCAAATCAGGGGGTAGATATCGACCAACTCCGGTTTCAAAGATATCAATATCATTATGAGGTGCCAATTCGTACCAAGCATAAGCCAAAAGTCGATATAAAATCAATGTATTATCAACAATAGTATTGGCTGAGCCAGAAGGGTTTCCAATATGTTTGATAAAAACCTCACCTGTAGTACAAACAGTAATAGAGTGAACAATCTCTTCATAAACATGAAACAACATGTTATAAACACTCTGCGTACGATATTTGGCCTCAAGCATGTGAAACCTAAATTCAACCAAGTCATAAAAGAAGCGAGCGGCAAGTGTCGCATCATAAGCAGATTCATCCAA